AGAAAAAGAAATAGCAGGAGAGGATATAAATGCTCCTATTGTTTCTTCGGTTACTACACCATTCATTTCGCAAGCAGCATTTAATTCAAAAGACCCAATGAATGGCATTGACAGGTTTTTAGAGCTTAGGCGTATAGAGCCTGATTTTGTTATGAATGATAAGACAAAAGAATTACAGGTTAGGATAAATACCAAAAGATATGCACAGAGCGCACTTAGCTCTTCTGATGCTATTACTTTTACAGGAGAGACTGAAAGGATAGATACTAGGGAACAGGGTAGAGCTATATCTTTGACCTTTTCGTCTGAACATGATTTTAGAATGGGTAATATTATGCTTCAGCTTGCAAGCGGGGATGGCAATTAGATGATAGTATGGCCTGAGTATATAGATATAAAAGATTGGTCAGCTAATTTAATTGCTGATTATCCTGATGAGTATTTGCCTATACTTGAAGATGCGGACAAATGGGAAGACTGGGCGTCTGTAATTGCAGGTACTGGTATTTTTGCCAGAAATGAGATACCAACTCCTTTCTCTGTTGAATCAGGGGAAAAGCAACAAGAATTTAAAGATTGGCAGGAATGGGCAAAAACAGTGTATAATTTAATGATGAATAGTGGAGATAAAGATGTTTAGTCAAATAGATAATATGCAAGAAGGTGAAGATATGGAAGATAATATCTTAAATATGGCAAATACAGCTAATATTACGCCAAATTATTATGTCGATGGTGGAATGGTCAAAAACGAACAAATATCACCTCTAATTGCATTTATGGGGCAAAATGAAGGCAATCAAAAAGAAAGCAAACCTAAGGCTAATAATAATCCTTATCCTTCGCTTGCAGAAATGATTCGTCAGCAAGGAGGGGAGGAAGATGTAGTCCTTGCACATATTAATCCAATAGAAGCAGAAATGCTAAGTGTATTATCTGGTGGGGGTTCTACTAATCCAGTAACTGGCTTGCCACAATTTAGTATTTTTACTAATCCAAAAAAAGCTTTAAAAGGTTCTGCAGGAGGAATAATAGGCTCTGTTTTAGGTAATATGCTACTCCCTGGTATTGGTGGAGTAATCGGCGGGGCTTTTGGTGGTGCTGCTGGTTCTATGGTGCGTGGACGTAATGATATGGGACAAGCTATGCTACGCGGGGGAACAATAGGAGCAATGCTTCCTACCGCTGCAAGTTTAGCAGGAAGTGGCGCAAGTTCACTTGGAGCCAAAGGACTGGGAGCTACTTTAAGTAATTACGGAGCACAAAATGCGGTATTACCATCAATTGGCCTTGGAAGTTTAGGAAATAGCATAGGTGGAGCTTCTGCTGCTGGTGAAGTACCAGTTTCAGAAATAGTAGCTAAAGAAGCTGCACAAACAGCAGCAACAGAAGGAGCTAAATCTACAGCAGAAAAGTCCTTTACTGATATGTTGATGGATAATAGTAAGAGCTTCTTTAGCAAACCTTCTAATTTGCTTACTGCTGCTGTTGTTGGTGGTTCTCTCATGAATAGACCAAAGCCACCTAAGGAAAAATCACCAGAAGAATTAGCTGCTGAACGAAAACGTTATGAAATGGCTTTAATGCTAACTCCGCAGGAGCAAGCTGCTAAGGAAGCAGCAGACTTAGCATCAGAGCAATCAAGAAGACGTGTTGCTAGGAATAAGTTTCTGCCAGAAGAGAGGTTTAATATAGAGCCTTTATATGTAAAAACCAATAGCCCTGAAGATTATAAGAAAAAAGGAAGGTGGCTTGAATATTATAATAACCCTGAATTTACTGGCAATCCTGTAATGATGAAGGAAGGTGGCATGGCAAAACCTAGAATGTCTTATGAAATGGAAGAATTTAACTATCCATCAGGACTTGGTTTTTATATAAGTGGGCATACTAGTGGGCAAGATGATAAAATACCAGCTATGCTTTCCGATGGCGAATATGTAATACCTGCTGATGTGCTAGCTCATTTAGGAGATGGAAATAATAATGCTGGTGCTAAAAAACTTGATGCTATGGTTGGTAAAGTTAGGCGTAGTAAGGGCTTTAAGAACACTCTGCCACCAAAGGCAAAATCACTAACTGCATATATGGGGGTATAGATTATGGCAGGCACATTTTATCCAGGGCTACTTAACCAATCTGATCCGAGTGCAGAAGAAGTCTACGTACTAAATCACCCTGACATACAAACTCGGCGCATGCTAAATCCTAGTAGGTTTAATGATGTTAATAATGCTAGAGATTGGTTACAAAGAAGTGGTATATATGATTTCAATCCCCGCAAGCACGACTCTAACTTTGAAAATACACTAGAGGGCTTACTGGAAAAAGGCTATAAACAGCTTGCTGGGGATAGGGCAAGACTTAGTGGCTCAAATTACCCAGCATATCAAGGTAAAACTCTCAGTCCCATGTCAGACCTTACTCAAAGAGCTAGAGGTCTGCAGGAGTATTATGGCAGTAAACCTACGCCATATTCTGATAAAATATCTTCTGTTTTATCTCGTCCTACTGGATTATCTGAGGTTAGTACCTCTGGATTATTGGAAAATACAGGTGGAAGACAAAGAGATTATGGTAATTCATTACTAGGAAACTTACAAAAAGAATTTAGGTCTTCTTACAACGATAGGGTAGATCGCTTCCAAAGAAAAAGTGGAGAAGACATTAATCGTGGTATTGGAGAATTTAGAGGTAAACTCGGTGATATAAGCACCTTAAGTCGTAATCTTGACCAAAATGCTAACCAATCTACTGCTAAAGCTTTGCAAGGACTATCTGGTCAAAAGCAAGCAAGACGTAATTTGCTTATTGATAATTTAGAGCAGTTTGGCAATCAAAAACATGCTCTTAATAATTTAAAATTGCAAGCTGATAAAGCTGCTTTTAATCAGGAGGTTAATGCACCTTACGAAAAAGCTAATATGTTAGAAGAAGTTCTAAATAGGGGTAGCAATGCTGTTAGAGGTGATATCCATCCTGACTTGGAAAACTCTATGGTAAATCAAATAAATCAGGCAATGACTGCTTATAATGCTCCAACATCAAAATATAAGGGGCAGATGATTGCAGATAGTAATGCAGAGCTTGATACCTCACATCAACTTATGGGGGGTTTGAGTTCTAAATTTAGAGACAGTTTTTATCCTGAAAGAAAAGAACTTACAGGCAGATTAAGTAACTCTGAACAAAGCGTTAGTCAGTCTGCACTAGATAAAGTACCAGAGGCAATTAGAGGTCAAATAGAGCAGCTTGAATATGCAGGTAAAAAACGTCTTAAATCTGATCTTGGTACTCTTGCTAATAAATATACTCGGCTTGGCCAGTATGGCTCACCGCAACATATGTCAGCAGCAGAAGAGAGGGTAAGAGAGCTTAATCAGTCTACTTTAGAGCAACGTAATAAACTTATTGAAGGAAATCTTAAGAACCAACTGCAAATGCAACATCAGTCTAATATCGGTGATATAAAAAAGCTCGGTATGCTTGGTGATTTAGGTCAGCAGGAGTTTGGTGATTCTATCAAGAATATTAGAGATTTAAATAGGCTTGGCTCTACTAAATGGCAAAATAGCCAAGCTGAGAATGAAGAACTTTACAAAAACTATATGAATGAAGCTATGTGGATGTGGCCGCATATGCGAGGTCAAGCTATGAGAAGCGGTAGAAGCGGAGCTTTTTCTGACGTGTTTAATACTATGAAGAATAATAATATCAGCATTGAGAATTTAGCTAACCTCAATAAAAATTATCAAGAGATGGTAAAAGAACGAGATAATTATAGTACTCAAGTAAATAATCAAGCTAATAAGTATCAAGGTCAGATTAGCAGCTTACAATCACAACTTAATGAACAAAAAAGATTATTAGCAGAAAAACAAAAGATAGCTGAACAGGAAAGGCTTCTTGCACAAAAAAGACTGGAAGAATCTAGAAAAGAACAGCAAAGATTATCCAGCATTGTACCAAACTGGAGTGCCTTTAATCTAGGTAATTATAAAAATGTAACAATCTCTGCCCATGATCTAGCAAGAGAGTTTTATCGCTCGCAGGATCCATCTATTGCAGAAAGAGCAAGAACTGATTCAGCTTTCCGTAATAGTATCGATAGTTTTCTTGGATATCCAAATCAAGGCTTAGCCGTTAGGAGGTAACAGTTAGTCATTTTTAATAACTTCAAAGGAATTCTCTCCAACCAGATTACTTTCATGGTCAATTAACTTTTCTTCAGCTGAAGAGAGTAGATTTTTTAATGCATTCTTATCTTCTCTTAATTCTTGCTTTTCTAAACGCAGCTCTTCAACATTTTTGGATGCCATTTCAATGATATTATCTTTTTGTTTTAAGGATTTTTCTAGACTAGTCAGAGAGTTTTTATAAGTAGAAAGTTCCTTTTGCAGAGAATTAATCTCGCTATTTTTAGCAGATAAAGTATTTTGCAGTGAACTTAGCTGGTTATTTACCTGATTGATAGTATTACCTTGAGAAGTAATAATTTTATCTTTCTCAAGAAGCTGTGCTTGTAATGTAGCTATCTGATTTTTAAGAGCAACTGACTCTTCTTGTACATAATTATCTAGTGCTTTTTGCCTGTTTAAAGCTTGTATTCCGCTGGATTTCATAATGAGAACCTTATACCAAGTGTTGTATTATGTACATTAAAGTTTCTTTTTAAGATATTGTCCACCCCCTCTACTTTCTGAGGCTTATTTTTACCTAGCATTAGATAATTATAACTAAGCTCGCATTTTATGCCTTTATGTAGCTCATAGCTAGTTCCTACCATAAATCTATAGGTTGGTCTGTATACATGTTTGCCGTAAGCTGGGGCAAGAACAGTATGTAGACCATCTTGCTGCATAAAACCTGTGCCTTCATCCTGTATAGAAGAAATTCCAGCTCCTATTCCAACAAAATGTAATAATTTGTCATTTGTTCTATAGCCTTTATAAACATTGACTACTAAATCACTAATTTTAGTATCTAGATTCAAATGAAAATCTGCATTATGTACATGATGCTTAGAACGTTCACGCTGAGAGAATAAAAAGTAATAGTCAATCATAGTTTCTATACGTAAATTATCCTCAAACTCATAACCAACACCAAGTCCAACTACTGGAAAGAATCTTTTTAGCTTTAGCTCCCCGCTATACAGGTTATCCTTATGGTAGCTTTTATTTATATGATTCAGTCCTGCTGCTAATTTTAAATATAAGCCTTCTTCGGCTCTTGCTGATGGAATAGAGGTTATACTGGTTAATATTAGAATAGCTGTTATAAGTAGTTTGTTCATTATTAAATCTCCTTAATTGTTATTGGGTATAGTGCTTCAACTTGTTTTTTCTTTAATTTATACATTGGCGTGCGCATACCTTTGACATCTTCAAAGGTTACTTCACCATTTGACCAAAAGACTTGATAATCTAGTACGTATTTTGTGCCAGCTGGTAAATGAATAGGGATTTGTCTTAAGAAAAATAATACTTCGCCGTATTTCTGAAGTAATTCTAGTTCTTGGTAGCGTTTAAGCTCCTTTTTAGATGCAAACTTAATCCCTGAATACTCAGAGCGTTTGGCATTGAATTTGTGTCTAATCATTCCACAACTCCAATTCTGCTTGGCGTCTTCGGTATAGCCCTTTAGAGAATTTGCCGTTGATATTAACGATGCCTTTTTCTTTGCTAAAGAACTCATGCGCTGCAGCGTCGTAATTATCTTGATTTAAATACTCAAGACCTTTGCTTTTTAAAAAATTATGCTTGCCCCAGTTATATATCAGGCTAATTAAAGCCTCTGTTTGCCCTTGAGAGAGAGGAACATTTACTGTATTTTTAATAAAGATTTCTAAGGCTTTTATATCTTTGATTAAGATGGTTTCTGATAATTTTTTTGTGATTTGATTATAGTGTTCATCACTACTTACTGCATGACCATAGCCAATAACTCTCTGACCATTACTGTCGGTATATGCAGCAGAAGAAAAACCCTCATATTTTTCTATAAATTTCTCTTCTTCTATAAGCTGATCTGTGTTTTTAGCAAAACTAGCTGTTGTATACAGCATTAATATAATTGCTAAAAAATATTGATATATTGAACTCATTTGAATTAGTAGTTTACTTAACTACTAATTATACCATATCTAAATTTTATTGAGCTTAATGCGGGATTGCTTTTGAACTCTACAGCTTACTAAAATGGAACCAAAAAAGCTGTAGAATTCAAATAACCACTAAAATACGAAGTAACCAATATTCTGGGAAAGGTAAATAATTAACTTAAGTAATTAATCTGGTTACTTCGCTTACTAGAATATCACATGCATAATATTTTTGCAATGTAACTCATCCTATTGAGTTATTTGCTCTTAAAATGGATAATCCACAGACTTATTTACAATTTTTGTGGATTATTTTCTTTGTAAGTTATTGTGGTGTTTGTATATCTAGCAAGCCAATCAAGAATATCGGACAATTCTATTTCTGGCTCGCTTTTATTTAAACAAAAAATGAATGAATCTCGGTTTATTGTTGGCACCTTATCCTCTTACAATATCAGTAAAATCTGACCAATCCTCAACTTTAAAAGCTCTTATATCTCTAACTGAGTCTTTAAACCACCGAATGCTGGATAATTTGTTAATTACTTTATATACATGAGTTAAGTTGTTTTCTTCACTTTTGCATATATACAAACTACCTTGAGCCCAAGCAAAGCCTAAATCATCCATAAATAATCTTATTTCATCATAGGCTTTATTATAAGGCTCTCCATAATGCTCTTTGAGTTTAGCTATTTCCATATCAAATGATATTGCATACATAAGATTAATCCTCAATCCAGCTTAAATCTTCTGGCTCATAATCACTTACGTATTCTTCATCCTCTAATACATAATAATCTTCTTCATCCATAAACAACCTCTTACTACAATGTTAATTTAAGACCAAGTAATGCTACAGTTCCTCTTGTACTCTTGCTTTTTAATTCTTTATGAAACTCTGGCTTACCTTTTAATGTATAGCTAGATATTTCAACATAAGGCTTTAATCCAGGTGCGAGTATGTGACTAATATTTAGTTTCACAGAACTAACTTTATTTTTATACTGCTCTGAACCAAAATATGACAATTTTGTGGTTGTTTGTCCATATTTATAAGCAGCTCCTGCATTATAATAATGTGATTTAGTTCCCGATTTATGAAATTCAGGTGTTGTAAAGCTCTTACCTAAATTTCCATAGCAAGCATTAAAGGTAAAATCATTCAACTTTAACTCACCACCAATATTATAGCTTCTTAAATTAGCAAGTTTATGTTCTGATGGGTTCTTATCATCTTTTGAAATGTATTTTTTAGCTTTACCTTTGGTTTTGCCATATTCACCAGTTAGAGCTAATTTGAAATTTATATCATCACTAATTTTCTGCTCTAGCTTAACTCCAGCTGTTACCGCATCTGTCACAGACTTATCTATTTCAAACTTATGTAAATCATCAAGACCTATCTTTTTCGTAGCAGAACTTGTGGTTTTTTCATTTGCGCCACCAGCTCCAGTGTTAGAACTATCTGGCGTATAAGAAACACCTACTTGTACTTTTGTACTATCACTAATTTTAAAATTAGGCGTATAATAATTTATAGTTCTTGGTGGTTCTTTGCTATATTTTGCTTTATCAAAATCAGCAACAATATTATCTCCAAGAAAGTGCCCATCACCAGTTAAAAAAGATGGACCATGCTCTTTATTTTGTTTTAAGTAAGAGCTTGCCTTCTTAATATATTTACCAGGAACACTACCATCACTTATCATCATCTTTTGAGCAACTGGAATGGGTGAGCCGAGTTCCATATGCCCGAATTCGCTTTTAATAAAAACATGTGAGCCATTATAACTAGGTATATTTTTTCTCTGCGACGTTGGAACTAGAATAATCTTACCACCATATTCTACTTCTTCATGTTTATTCGACACTGTAGCAAATAGAGCTGTATCGTTATAAAATAAGAATCCATCCCTATTAGCAGATAAGTTTTTCTCTGTAGACTTTAAATTACTCTGCCTACTACCACCTGCTTCAAATGCAGCATACGCACCTAGTTTTACATTTAAATCAGATACTACTGGATATTTATCTGATTGTACTTCTGCTCCTACTGCACTGCTCGTTAACACAGCAGCTATACCTATTAAACTTGTGATTTTCCTTTTTAGCATTCCACTACCCTATAATTTTAATATTAGTTGCTTGGTTTTTGCCTTTTTTACTAGTATCAACTTCGTAAGTAATTTTTGCGCCTATATTAATACCTTTATATCCTGATTTTTCTAATTCAGTCATGTGAATAAACACATCTTCACCACCTAATTCAGGTACAATAAATCCATAGGCTTTTTCACTGTTGAAAAACTTTATTTTACCTTTTTGCATTCTCATTTCTTTGTTTTCCTATTTACCTTTAGGTAATGTTATTTCACCAGTTAAAAATTCTAAAGCTAATTCTAAATCATCTTTTTCTAAAATATTATTAATAGTTTTATCTTTACAATAATTTACTATTTCAAAGATTTCTTTATTAACTTTATTTAATTCATGTGTAAGTTTTTCTATTTCTTCTACTTGATACAATTGTACTTCTGTCAATTCTTCCTTTTTCCAAATAGCACATTGCTGCAAAATAAGAGCGTTATCCTCATTTTGTGCTGCATATAAACGTATAGAACGATTAATCATCTCATCATCTAATATGTAAGGCTTGTGCTTTATTTCTTGCATGTTTTCAAGCTGCTCTTTTGAGCTATCTAAATCACCCCTAGTCAACTCTAAAATATATAGAGCCATTGAAATAGGTTGTAATTTTAGATTATCATCTTGCATAACCATACTTTATTAAATTTTATTTTTTTTAAATATAATTCATCTCCCCAGCTTGATTTTTTTTCTTAATATAGTCAATACAAGCCTCTATTTTTTCTTCAGGTAAATCCTCAATTGTATCAACTTGTGCTTTTTTTAACCATGTATCTACTATTTCTTGAGGTACTTGGTGGAGTTCTATCAAATTATCTAAATTACTTACTTTCTTGGCAGTTCTTTCTACAACAGGCTTATTTTCTTTTACTTCAATAGCCTCTAATGCCATCTCTTCATCATCTCCTAAATAATCATCTACAGAATTTTGGCTCTTGCCTTGCTCTAAAACTGTTTTTGTATTCTCTGTAAAAGATTTTCCCTCCATTTCTTCAGCGGTTGGTTGCTGAGTAATAATTTCAGGGAAGGCTTTACGCAAAGCTTGAGCTTCAGCACATTTTGCTAACTGACCAAATGGTCTTTTTAACCACATTGCATTAGGAGCGTCGGAATCTTTTCTTGCAGTAGCATAATTCTCCAACCAATATTCTTTTGCAGTAAATTCAACGATATTATTGCCAACCAGTTTTCTAACTGTAACCTTACACCATTCAGGATATGAAATACTTACTCCTCCCAGTGTAGTATTAACTGTATCACCATATTCTGGCTCGCTAACTCCAGCATATTTATTACTACGAGCAGCTTGAATACGATATAGACCAATACCTGGCATAATTGTATCTTTCATAGATTTAGTATTCTTGTCCCACATTGGAACTATGTGTACTGGTTTTTGCATCGGGTCAAGCTTACAAGCTTTGCAGTATTCTACTACCATTTGTATGCTGTCATCTTTTGCTCCTTTGTATAAACTATTCTTTAAAGTTGACCATACTGATGCATCTATTTCATTATTTTCTACATTCATTTGTTGTACTAACTGAGTCATAATATCCTCCTTAAATATTATTGTTTATGTCGTTGCTGACAATGATTTAACCAAGCTATTTATTGCTGCTTGATGGCTAGGTGCGGTAATTTGCATAAAGTTACGTGATATTTCTAAACACATACGTTGATGCTGAGTTATCATTGGCTTCTCTGCTTCTAAATCCTCATAAAAATATAATATATCCACTTGTAAAACATTAGCTATCAAGAACAATTTTCCTGCAGATACTCGGTTATGCCCCTTTTCATATTTTGCAACTTGTTGATGAGTAACATCTAGTTTATCTCCCAATTCTCTACGAGACATACCATGTCCCAATCTAAGTTGGTATATTTTATTGCCTATTATTTTATCTATCTCTGTAATACGATTATGTTGACTTGTCATATCACTTATCTCCTTATTTTTTTCTAAAATTTTATAGTTTTATTTAAGTGTAAATACTCTATGCCCACTACTTTCCTTTAAACATTCTTGATAAATATCTGAATATTCTTCCTTGAGCTTTTTAGTATTTACACTTGTTCTTCCTGCGCTATTCTTCCATGTAGCATAGCATTTGCCTTCTTCGCCTACTAAAAGCTCACCATCTTGCATATAGTTCTTGATATATAGCTGAAGTTCTTTGATTTCTTCAGCTAGAGTTTTCTCACGAGCTTTTAGATCTTGAAGCACCTGTACCTTGGTCAGTACAATATCGTCAGCTCTTACCTCAAGACCATTGGCCTTTGGGTAGAGCTTTGCCGCATCTTCCTGAGTTCTAGGTTTTGGCGGAGCTCCTGCTAATACATGATTATTCCAGAATTTTCTAGCAACTCTGATTAGCTTGCTTTCCATAACTTCATCTTTATCATAGCGATATATACGAAAATCCTGCCCTCCAATTAGAACGGCAATATCTACTCTGCTAGCACCTGTTATTGCTGCATAATAGGCAACTTGGTATAAATAGCTCTCTGGTATCTGATTAGTTCCCTCTTCGCCCCAGCAAGTTGATTTTTGTTGATTAGCAGTCTTGCATTCCAGAATATGAGAGTTGCCTTGATCATCAATTACCCAGTAGTCTAGATTACATGCTATAAATGGATATTCATTGTGGCGGATAAGTCCTGCTGGCTTTTCTATCTTAAATCCTGTACGTTTTGCGTATTCGGCAGCTACTACATCTTCTAAAATTGTTCCCCAGTAAGCAGCGTCACCAACGTTATCTTCCACGATTCCTTCAGCAGTTTTTTCAAAATATACGTCAAGTTCTGTACGAAAGTTATTAATTCCGAGGATAGCTCCCAAATCAGAGCCTCCTATGTAGGTTTTGCGCTCTTCTAGCCATGCTTGTTTATTAGTCATTAACAACCTCCCAATCTTCAGCTAAGATATCTGCAGGTAAAAAATTAGAGTATTTAGGTTCAGTCTCACTACTAGGAAAAAATGTTTTCAAAGGAATGTTCGGTATATCGCTTTCTGTTGTTGGTTTATATGCAGCAAATATATAAACACACCTATTATTATCTGCAAAATACCATGTTTTTCTTCGTACTTTCTTGCCTTCAAAAGCTAGTTTGACTGCTTCTATGCTATTCATAACTCCTCACATCCTCCTAAAATTAACTGACCTTTTTTATATGGCATTATATCATGGTAGTTTATAAAAATTCTATCACCAGTTTTTACCTCTTTGT